ACCGAGAGCCATTAGGCCAAAAGTCATTGTAATTAAGCCAGCTTCAGGAATATCAATTCCAAAAGTGTTTACATGACATCCACGGAAAACATGGTAGTCATTAACATCTTCAAAGCCACGTAAAACAGAAAAAGTTTGACGAAGTGTGCCGCCAAAAGTTAAGACATTTGAGGACCAACTATTAAAAGCTGCAGCAGCCATTAAGTCTTGTACAAGTTGGCTATATTTTGCCTCACACTTTAATTCACCAGCATATTCTGCGCCTGTAATCATTGAAGAGCGAGCAATGCGCCCGCTAGTGATAGACTTTGACTCTTCTTTAGAAACTGTGGCATCTAAACCATTATCTGTAAATTCAAAAGTTGTTCGAGCAAACGGTGTCGGTGTTACACCTACCGTTGTTTCTCTTGCGATTTGTGTTAGCTGACGTGCACCACTCGACATGGCTTTTACTCCTTATAAGCATAAAAAAACCACCTCGAAAGGTGGTTACTAAATTTGAAAAATAAAAAAACCGCTCTTAAGCGGTAATCTCTTTAAAAATTGAGATCAATCATCTAGATCGACACTTACTCCAGTTACTACATTATGCTTTGCGCTGCCAAGGCAACTAACATCGGCCAAACGTATATTCACATCAGAAACACATAGTTTATTGGCCAATTGCCATTTATTAAGCTCTTCAGCCATTACAGCTTCCAAATGTCGTTCTAGTTCTAGCCGTTTAATTTCAATTTCTTCTTGCGTAAGCATGCAGGACATATCAATTCACCCTAAATCCAATCGTCACATTATACTGAATGAAGTCAGCATCTTTTCCTGTATAAACGGATTGCCCCTGTATACATTCTAAATGTTCGATTCCGAAATATTCAAAATGATCAAGTAATGCATCACTTAGATCTGTGATTTCTTTATCACCTGTATCTGGCCGAGCAAAGCATTGGATTAAAATATTACCTGTGCGACGTGTAGTTGGCTTATCAGAAAGTCCAGCAATAAAGCTTGGTCCTCCTGAGATAGCTAAACGGCACCATAAGCCTTTTGTAGGCACTATGAAGCCTGGAGCATTTGGATATTGGATTCTATCTTGAGAAATACCTGTGAAGCTCATCATACGGTCGACTATTGCTTGCCGCGCCTGCTCTAAAGTCATTGCCATTTAGCCACCATACTTTTGAGTAATGTAAGTAAACGTTGTGCTGTAGATACCCAACGGCGCTTGATCGGACCAACCATCCTCTAAGCGCTCTGCATAAGGCTTATTGTTTTGAATATAGATCAAACTACCAAGTTTAAATTTCACAGCTTGAATCGCAGCATCTTGCACAGCGTTTGTAGTGGGCTCTCGCACACCGTAATCACCAGATCCAACAGAAATAATATGCGATGCTCGATAAGCTCCAGTATCAACTGGACTTGAAACAACAAGTGATTGAACTGTATCCATTGTGATTTTCTTTACAAGCTCATCTGCCTGTTTCTCAACTTCAAAACTAAAGCTAGTCGGCTTTACTCCCGTCCACCCCATAGATCATCTCCACTTTAACTTTGCCACGCAATATTCTTGTGCAAAGCCCATCTTTGCGCTTATTAATCTTGTATGGATACTTGAAACAACAAACCAAACCCTGTTCCTCATTCGCCCAAAGAACATGTTTAATTTCATTGTTATTCACATATATTCTGCGATTACCTTTACCATCATTCACGCTATGAAACATTTCACTTCTCGCTTTCTTCATACATTTCAAAAAGGTCTTGAGCGATCGATTGAATTGAATATGCCTCAAATTCTGGACTAGGCTCTTTTTCTCCCATCAACTTCTTAACCTTCTGCCAAACATGAACTGCTTCATGTAAAAGCAGTCCATAAACTTGTATTTGGTCCTTATCCGCTGCTTCACCAATTTGGACAATTACATAAGCACCATCCGAATAGAAATCAACTTGTGCCGCTGCGCCTTCAACAGACAAGAACTTATCAACGTTATTCATGTCCTCGAATAGCAAATCCATATGCAATTGATTTCGAGCTAATGTGTAATGCACATGTTGAAATGGTGAGATGTGCCATAAAGGGACATAATCTGTGCTTATCATAAAGATTCCTATAATTAGGCATAAAAAAACCACCTCGAAAGGTGGTTTGTTAAATTAAATAATATGTTTAAATACCAATTTTAAATTTTGTAGAAATTAAAGAGTAATCATCAATTGGCCCATTTTTTTCTATCCGTTTAAGCAAACTAGTACTAAAGGCTGTTGGATTATTCATCGTATTCAAGGAAAATTTTGGTCTTTTTTCCCAAAATTCATAAGCTCCATCAGACATAATATTTATAACTAAATTTCCTTGCTCATCAATAATATCTTTCATCATATGAAATGAATATTGATATTCTAAATTAATACTCTTTGATAAGGCCGTTACCAGTATATTTTTACCTGGCATTTTTTTTAGCTGACGCTCAGTGTATAGCCCAGCCTCTAATAGCTTCTGATGTTGAGTATGGTCTTTCGTATGACAAGTTAATTTCTGTTCAGATTTTATATAGAGCCGACTATCACCAACATGAATAATATGTACACCGCTTTCTTCAACCACTCCAACTGTTAAAGTTGTCGCTGCCTGAAAATACTCTGGATTAATTAATTCAAGCCCACTTAATTTATTTTTAATTTTTAATAATAAATGTTCTATTTCACTCTCTGTAGGTATTTTTTCTATTTTAGAAATATATTCAATAGCTAACTCTGAAGCCAATTTTGCACCAGGATATGAACCAACACCATCAGCAATAGCAAAAATATATCCGCCATTTAGCTTCAATGGGAGAAGAATAGAGTCTTCATTTGTTTTATTTGAAGATTTAGAGTGCGTGAAAGCAGCTACATTAGTTAGTTCAAGCATTCATCCCCTCCTCATAAATTGGTAAAAATATTTTCAATATTTGATTAACTGACTGGTATCTGTCAGAAGGTACATGTGCTCTACACTTGTTAATAATTGGAGCTAACTTTCGAGCTAACTCATCATCTAAGTAGCACATGTACTCTAAGAATGTACCAATAGCATAGATATCTGATTGATCACTAAAATGCCCAAAAACTGCTTCAGGCGCAAGGAAACCTGGAGTACCCATTCCTTGACCAATAGCAGTCAATGGTGTTGTCTCTGGGCTAGAAACAGTATCTTTAACTAAACCAAAGTCAGCAATTTTATATTTATCACCAACTTTTACCATGTTTGAGGGCTTAATGTCTCTATGTAAAAGTTTTTGTTGATGAATATGAATCATTCCCAAAAGTAAATCTAAAATACATTTTAATCTTTCTTTATTTGGAAATTTACCATTTATTATTAATTTTTCTACATCAATTTCGCCCAGTTCCATTACAAACCAAGGCTCTACGCTCTCTAGATCACAAATATAAATTTGAACAATATTTGGATGACTACATTTAGCTTGTAGATGTCCTTCTCTAACAAACCTCTTTCTAAAAGATTCTATTTCTCTTGCGTTTGACTTCATTGTCTTCATTGCAAATAAGCCGCATAGATGGTCTTTCTGATTATAAAGTTCAACCTTTTGTACAAAACCGAAAGATCCGCCCCCCATATCTTCTATAGGAACAATTTTATAACTACCTCTTACTAACATTTATAATTTCCGCTCTTTACATAAATATAAAATAACGGTTATTGACTAAAACATTCAATAGAATGTGGTAAAAATATGATTAATTTATATATATACTTTTAGCTAATAAAACATTTAATCATTTTTTCTCTACTAAATATTCTGTCCTAATTACTTTTGTTTTTAAGTAGATTTAAATTTATTAGACTTTAAACCTTCCTCAACTGGCATTTCCAAGTTGCGCAAATTGGGTCCTGCTTAATATGCATAATTCGAAAGGTACCCTGCACCGTTATCCATTCATCATCTATCTTTGGCTCTTTGGTAACTTCATTCTGTAGCACAATAGCCTTCTTATCAGTTGCAAGTACGCCCAGTGTCAGAATTTCATATTGGTTATATGAACCAAATAGGACACCACGACCTTCGTAATGTTCAATTACCTTGTCAGAAGTATTAGTTTTAGGGTTCCACTTTGTACTTATAACCCTGTCACAAGAAAATGGATAAATAGCGTCAGTCAAATCTTCATTAAATGCTTCAGTAATATCAGTCTGAATTTCTTCACGTAAGCCCATTATTTATGCCCTATATAGTGGAATGCCAAACCCATTAAAGCTTGCATTTGGATCTTTCAAATCCAGCGAATCAATATAATCAATTGCAATTTGTTCATAGCTAGAAATGGCAACGGAACCGTCCTGGTATTCCTTTTCAGACTCTACCGAATCAGCTTTAACTTTCTTTCGTTTTAGTTGCTGCTCCTTGCCGTTATAAACAACCTTAGCAACAATACCCTTAACAATTTCACAAGCAGCATCTTTAAGAAGTGAATCAATCGGATCTGGAACAAATCCTATTCTTTTTTTCATCCACACATTGGCTAGTTTGACCAGACGAGCTTTATCACTGTCTGGTGCAAAATCGCTGCCCAAAATTGAATTTGCATCATCTACAGTGATAAAGCTCATATCATTAATCCTTCGGCATTAATTTAAGAAGTTCTGCTTTAGTTGCGGATGGTTTATAGCCAATATTTTTACTAGCTAAATACTCTTTTAATTGATCATTAGACCAATTTTCATAATCATTGGTTGTTGTTTCATTTGCTTGAGCCATAACAGAATCACCCGCTTCAATTTCAGCGATTCGAGCTTGCATTGCTGGAACGTTATTTTTAAATGCATCAAATTCAGCTTGGATGCTTACCACTTGTCCTTCAGCTGCCTTGGTCGCATTGCCTGCCTGTACCACAGCAACTTTTAAACGTGAATTTTCAGAAATTAACTCCGAACTATCACCACTAGCTTGTTCTAAGATTTCGATTTTCTGTTTAAGTTGAGTGTTTTCTTCCGTCACTTTAATACACTCAGCTTTTGTTTCATCAATGACCTCTTGCAGCTCTGGGGTAATTCCCACAGCGACATTTACTGTGGCCAAAGTCGTTTTTGCAGGCTCTTCCAATTTGCGAACTTCAACTGGAATATCCAAAGCTTCGTAATCATTTTGGATTTTCGGATAATCACCGAAAATAATTACTTCTTCAGCACTTCGATTCGGATGTTCGTAATAATCAGGATTGGCAATAGTTCCAACCTCTAACGCAGCTGCAGCAGCAATACGTGTATAAATTAGCTTCATGATGCATTTCTCTTAAAAGTAAAAAGAGGGCTTAATAGCCCTCTAATGGTGAGATGTTTACGAGTTAACCAGTTGTTGCGCCAGACAAGTCAAGTAATGTGCCTGCTGTCATTTTGTTGCTAGTAGCATGTTTTTTCCAGTTGGCACTTGAACCAAGTAAAGTAAGGTCAGGGTTTTCGCCTTTTGATGTATCCCAGCTATAACCAAGAATATCTAAGTTGAACGCGCCTTCAGCACGCATACCAATACCTAAGTTTTCTTCATCATTGATGTCATACGCCCGGAAGCCTGGTACTTGTGATTCTGTAACAGTAACAGCTCCCATTTGTAAACCAAATGCATCATCATCACCTACGGCATCTGTAACCAAGACTGGCTTACCTAAGGTACCCGGTAAACCGCCATAGATAACAATTTCAGATTCGCCATAAATCTGCTTAGTGATTGCATCATCAACAATATCGAAGTAGGTATCTGAGTTCATTACCCATAAACTAATACGTCCAAACTTATCGCCAAACTTACGCATACCACGTGTTAATGCTTTACGCCCATCTACAGCAATACTGCCTTTAGCAACCATATCCGGGTTACTAGAAATAGCAGCTTTTAAAGAAGCTAAACTGTACTGTAAACGACCAGCAACCAATGCATCTGCTAAATCATAACCAAGAATCATGGCAAACTCTTCAGGTGTACGTGCACGGCGTTTGAATGCCTCTTCAGTAGAAGCATAAGGACCATATTTATACGGGACTTTTACACCTACAGATTCACCAGAACCAATTTTCTCAGGCACTACTTTGGCGGTTGAATTCACATCACGATGTTTAATGCTACCGCCCACTTTGTAGAATGCTTCTTTGTTGAAATCACCTTCAATGATCTCATTACGATAAACAATTGCACCATTAGAGGCTTGGTTAAATACATTCAAATTGTCTTGCAAACGCTCTAAATAAGCAGTTTGTGCCAATTGGTTGTAGATGATCATGTCGCTATTAACAGTTGTAGTCATAACTGCTTATCTCCAAAATATTTAATGATTAGTTCGGTAGTTTTAGGAATGACTCTTGGCCATGTTCTTTGATGTAATCGGCTCTTTGAGACACAGACATCTCGCTACGCTTCATACCTGTAGGAGCTCCACCATTGCCCCCACTTTGGAATCCACCGCCGTTTCCTTTACCACCTTTAAGAATTAAGTCTTTATGCTGATATCCACCAACCAAGGACTCTAAAGCTTCATCAACATTTGCAAGTTCACCAGGGCGAACACGTGAATAAATCTTTTCGCCGTTTGGATCGTACGCAACCACTTTTCCATCTTCGATTTTGAAGTGCTGACCAAATGTTGCTTGAACCATATCCACTGGTACCGCAATGTTGTCTTGAATGTACTTAGAACGAGCAAAACCACCGCCGATAAGCTCTTTATGTAAAGAAGCTTCTAGTGCATCACGTTGCTGAACGATTGGAGCGTATTTATCTTCAACAGCTTTAATAGCTTCAGCTTTGACTTTCTCAACTTCACCAGCATCCACCAGCTTTTTATCGTCAAGATTTTGCATTGTCTGAATTGCTTTCTTAGCTGCTACAGGATCATCGATCCCTTCAAAAGCCTTTAAGGCCTTTTCTGCTGCTTCTTTCGCCTCACGATGTGTTTTAGCTTCACCATTTAATCGAGCAATTGTTGCCACAGAATGTGCAGCATCGTGTGGCATTTCTTTGCCATCATCATGGACATAGATAGGTTTATCACCTTCTACTTCCGCATATACCTTACCGTCGATCGTTACTGTTTTAAGTTTCATGGGTCATCCAACCTATATCAGAAAGGGCATCCGCCCAGATTCGCCGTCTGCATCCGCTTTCGGCAGGCAATAAAAAAGCGCCCCCGAAGGACGCTTTAATTTAGAAAATGTTTATTGTTGAGAGGAGAATAAGCGGTAACCTTCTAGCTCCCATAGTTTGTTTTCAGCAAGCTTTTCAGCATTACTACGAGCCATGCGCTCCCCAATTTCAGCATCAAAGTTTTCTGCATTCACACATGCACTAAAACCCGTAGCTAGAAAAAATTTTCCATCTAGAAATGCATGAACAAACGTAGATGTCGTTCCACCTGGGCGCTGTTCGACCGTATATGTCACCCGCTCCATTAATGCATCAATTTGAGCTTTAGTTACTCGAGGTGCTACTGACTTTTCAACTAATTCTTGCTCTGTTACATCTTTGGTCATTTTTCATACTCACAAAAAAAAGCACCCGAAGGTGCTATGGTTAAAATTAAGTTTTACTTTGGCGATTTAACTTTTTGTAAAAGCTTTATGGCAGCGTACTGAAAACTCAGCCACAAGCTTATGTGCTGATCCTTCAACAATTACACCAGTTAAAAATTTAAGTTCTAATCCATCGCCAATATATTGTCTAAATTGACCAGTGGTTAAATTAAATTTATTTGCCACTTCTCTTGCAATTAAAGGAGCATGTTCTAGAAGTACATTCAACTCATCTTGTGTGAACTTACTGCCTCTTCCATGCATAAATAACTCAACAGACTGAGCAAGAATTTCATTATTTATATCGCTCATGCTTTATAAACCGCGCATTAAAAGTTAATGGTTTTATATTAGCCAGTCTCTTCTTAAAATTACAGTCCCAACATCTTAAATGTCTGCTCATCCAAACTGCGAAGTTGGTCCAATGTGTAAAGCCGCCCATCTGGATCAAAGAACTTATCAAAATCAAACTTACCTTCCTTATAGAGCTTGAAACGTTTAGGCCCCAACCACTCTTTCTGAAAGAAATCATCTGTCTTTTTGAAGAACTCTTTGAAAGTCGTATTCGCATCAAGTTGCCCTATTAACTGGCTGCGTTCATCTTTCGGGATGTCTTTGACTTTTCGCTCATCCATTACAAAAGGACGCTCTCCAACTAATTGACCATCTTTATCAACTGGTACCAAAATGCTTCGGCAATGTGGATGTAACGGCGGTACACGCTTTGCAGGATCATTAATCTCCCACACTGAACCATCTAATGAAGCGCAAAGCTTAGAAGTTCGTCCATCTAAAACGCTAACAAATCGGACATATTCAAAGCCAATTTGGTTGAAACTATTTAGGTAGGCTTGATTGGCTACATGGCTCCGTAAAGTTCTTACGGTACGTTCAATATCCGTCTTGGTGCCGTTTAAAATGCCGTCCTCATAATTAAGCCTTTTGGTACCACGAATGCGCTGAACAATTTCTTGGTTAGTTTTGCCTGAATTAATACCATCTCGAATTGCATACTCAACCTTTTGACGGGCACTTTCAGCAATTCTTGAAAGCAGATCATCGACAAGAGCGCCACCTGCCAACGGAACTTTTTTAGCGGATAAAAATAGTTTTCCCCCTTCAGGCTTATTAATCTTTGCTCCATAGAGCTTAGCTACGTAATTGGCCTCATAAACAGCCAGTGCCGTAGCTGAAACGGCAAAAGCTTCAGGTAATGCTAAATTAACACTAGCAAACCACTGGGCAATCAAATCTTTAATTTCCCTGAGATTTGGAGTTGTATATTTACCACCTGCTAAAGCAACTTTCTCCGACTCATTAAGCTCATCCAATAAATCCCGAAGCTTAGATAACATCTTGCTCGTATCATCATTGAATAAACCTAAAAGCTCATTTACCGTTTTTGACGAAGCACGATAAAGGTAGGCCTGGTGCTGAGTGAGTGCTTCAAATAGTTTTTTGATATCTGTTGCCATCTCACTCTACCTTTGATTTAAAGTTCCATCTTGCTCTGCTTCGACATTCTGTAGCTCGTCTTCATATTTTTGTTTAGGGAACATTCCTGTTTGGTTGTATTCCCACCATGATTTAAATGAAGATCGGCCGCTCAAGACGCTCAAATACATAACCTCGGTCTAGTGCTAGATCATACTTATTAAATGAATTTGCTATCTTTGTGCCACCTCGGCCAACTGCCCACGGACTGCCAGCAATTTCTATAAGAAGATTCAACTTCACAATATAAAAATCGAACCGCCAATTTTTTGTTGATTCAAATTGAAATTTTCTTCTATAACCAATTCGATGCTCTTCTAGTTCTTGAAATAAGGTTTCTTCGGCCTCGAGATATTTTTCTTTAGCTTTAGGCAGTGGTCTGGATTTGGGTTTCGTTTTGAGCTCTTTTTTTTGTGTAAGCCAAAAGTACTCTTTATCATCCATACCTCTAGCCTCTTATAAAAAGCCCTCTGGCTTACTGTTGAGACGAGCAATTAATTTATGTTGCTTTGCTATGGCCAAAAAAAATCGCTCATCTAGGTGAGCGATCTGTTCTGTATTTAAACCTTTTGTATTGCAACTTCCCAAATGGTTTAGCTCTATTTGAAGCTGTCTAATCTCATTCGTAATTTTTTGAAATTCAGTCATACATACTCCAAAAAGAAAAAGCCCCGCCAATAATCGATATTTAGCGAGGCCATTTGCGCCGTAATACGTCCGGCAAACGATAAAACTAGTTTTTAGGTGCTCTAAGGATATTTAGAACTTTCTCAGACATATCATGTAAGTCAGATCCAATTGGCAGCCAGAAATGGAACACCGTATTGTCGCGGTTAAAAACTTGCTTGTAGTACTCAGTTTTAAAAGATGGGTCGATATCTGAAGCTTTAAGCAATCTTCCTTCTTTTTCTATCTTTTGCCCATCCAATTCACCACCAACACAGATATTCATTTTAAGTACCAGATTTTAATTAGACTGGACTATAGCACAAAATAAAAAAGCTCACCGATTGGCGAGCTCTTAAATTCATTCTGGCGATTACTTTACATTTCGCCCATTTTAGAAATCTTTATACTCAAGTGTATACCCAACTGTCAAGCACAAGTTTCTTGAGTATCAGGAAGTTCAAAACGAAATGAACGAGAAATACGCGATCTAATTTCATTTTCCCATTCTGCAACAATAGATTCTCCAAATAACTCAAACTTTTGATAGCTTTTTATGTAAGCAGTCTTAGTGGCAACAATTCCTGCAATTTTCATTTTTTCATTTAATGTATATGGACGCTTGCCAGTTCCATTACATTTTTCGCAAAACTTTGCCCCTTCAGAAAAACCTTTTGAATTAAAAGTTTCGAGTTTTCCTATTCCTTGGCATCCTCCACACATAGCCTTAACAAAAACATGGCCACGTAAAACAACCTCAGCAATTCCTTTTGCAAGATTAGTAAGATCACCTTGGGCATTAGTAGGGGTAAATTTTTTCTTTACCATTTCTTCATGAATCTTTACCGCTAATTTATTTCGCGCACGGAAAAAATCACCGGATTTAATCTCACCACGAACAAACTCGACTTTACCCGGTATATCTTCAATACGGCGCTCGGTTTGAAAATTAAAATCATACTTACTGTAAAAAGTTTCAGTCTGTTTTTGTGCTGGGGTAATTATTGCGATTCGCTCAAAATCAACCTTTTCAATCAAGACAGTGGCCCAAAGCTTTGCAGCTGGTGATAAAAGTGCTAATTCACCTAAAACAACATCTTTAGAAATTTTCTTACCTTCAGCTTTGCCTTGAGCAATAGCAAGGCGAAGTAACTCAATAAAATCAAACTTTTCAACCAACATAATCGCCTTCCTATTTACCCTTAATTAATAATTCAATTTGCTTTAATGCCATACCGGACTTAACTTGCTCTGTGCTGAACCGTAAAACTGTAAAACCCATCATTGCTGCGGAGTTGTATTTCTCCATATCCCCTATATAGCCTTTGCCCCTTGTATGGCGGCCTCCACTCCAGATCCCGCCTTCAACCTCAATCAAAATTTTTGTACCAGTAATCAGAAAATCAGCTCTCCATTTGCGTTTTGGATGGAACTTATATTCCTGTTCAAAACCGATCTTGCATGCTCTTAAATGCGTTGCCAGAACCATTTCACCCACACTTGGTTGTCTGGCAATTTGCTTTGCTGAACGCCGCTTTTTTATTTTTCTTAATAGGAAATAACTTACGGTATTCAGCAATGCTGACTGATGACATCAAGCACCACCTTTCAGCAAATGGTCCAATTGATTAGCAAAGCAGTTATAAACTCGCGCTTTATCCTGATCACCTAAAAGGCTGGATGAATGAGCATCTTGTTTATACTTCTGAGCCAGTTTTTCAATTGACTCACTTAGTTCAACCAGAGTGCTTTGCTTTTTACCGCTGAGTGGTTCAATTGAGCGTGATACGTGGTCAGCCATTTCTTTTTCCATCTGATCGAAGTAACTTTGACGTGCTAAATCTCTCGACTTGATTAGCTCTGGTGAAATAAGCTTTTCCATTTCACGGCGTTGCGCTTCAATCCATTTACTGTCCATTATTTAATCCCTCTACAGTTAAAATTGCGCTCAGCAATTCATTCATCTTTTGAGTTATCAAAGCGCCTGTTCTTGGATACTTATTTCTTAATCCACCATTCAGCTTGAAATAACGCCTCAGGTAAGCCTTTGTCTCTGGAAGACCACCATACGAATTAATTAATTGCTCAGCTTCACATTGGTTGCATTTATGCATTTTCACTATCCCCGTATATTGATTCGTAGTCTTTCAAACGCTTTTCTAAACTTGAGAATGTGACCATGTCACCAGAAGCTCGATAGTTAGAAATGGCAGTTTTTACAACCTTATAACCACCAGCCTGATTAATAATTTCAACTGACTTCACCAGACGCTTGAGTTCAGAAAGGTCTACAAAATATTTTTCTCGGTCAGCCTTACTAATCTCTACACTTTTACCACATTGGAACTCGAAACCTTCATTCCACTCAGTTGCATTAGAAGGGGCTGAATCAACGATTTCTTTCGCGTATTGCAGCCCTTTATCTCTAATTAATTTAGTTGCTTTCATGTCTGGCTCCTTTCTCATCAAGCTCTTTACGCGCCAACCACCACAAAACCACCGCCCCGCAAATAACGGCTGTGAAAAATGAAATGAGTAAACCCCACGCTAAAATCTCGAATTTGTTCATGCAGATTTCTCCCAATTGACGTCTATGAGGCTTGGTCTGAACACCACAACACAGCATCCAAAAGGTGCATTTGTTTTAGAACCACCAAACTTTAAGCGACCACGAATAAAATGAATTTCCCTACCTAAGCAGTAATCTTGGAACCATCGGGCGTCCGTTCTAACTGGAACTAGTGCAACTACCGTATGCCCCTTACTTGCTGTTTCCGCTGCCTTAGCAACCCAATCTATGATTTCCTTGCCGTAAGGTGGATTCATCCAGCATGTCCCGGTCCACTCTTGCTTTAGTCCATCAATTTCAGGTGTGAAATAGCGCTCACATTTGGCGTTTTCTGGTAGAGCACAAACATCTAAATCAAAGTTAAATACTCGATCCAATTTTTCAAAAAAATCTTGAGGCGTTGCCCACACATCAGTTCGATCTTCTGCCAACCCGAATAACTTATTTTTTGACATGGAGTTCATACATTCGCCCCATCTAAACGCAAATCATCCCAGTCGCATTCAACCACTGTTAAACCATCATGCTGAAACCTAGACCACAAACGATCCCCCAAGTTCTCCTTTAAACCCTGCGCCTTGTCTGTTGATTGAAGCGTCATGTTGGAAATTAAAACTGTCGGCTTTTTTTCGTCATAACGTGCATATAAAACTTTATGAACGAGCTGCAATCGACTCTCGTGTTGGTCATGCAAACCATATTCATCCAATATCAATAAATCACAGTCCGTGAAGCGAAAAATTGCATTTACTTCATTGTCATCAGGCTTTGTCCATGCAGTGGCAATTTCATTTGCCATATCTTCAGAGGTGACGTAACGAACATAACTGCGCTTGTTCAAAACATTACGTGCGATAGCACATGCAAGATGGGTTTTACCTGTTCCTGTGCGCCCAACCATAATCAGATTGCGCTTCTTCCCTGAATTAAAATCTTGAACAAACTTATGACAAGCAGCTTTAGCCTCTTTTTGCGGATCGATACTCACCACATAATTTTTAAATCCGCTTTCCTTGTGGCGCTCAGGGAGTTTTGCTCCGGCAAAATGTTTTTCACGCACCATAAGGTTGACTTGGTGTGCATGTTCAATTTGCGATTTCACATACGCTTCATTTGCACATGTTTGGCAAACTGGACGACCAATTAATAAAATCATGAGCTCATTGTGTTTGGGGCAAAACTGATTAGTTTGTACCAGCTCAGTTTTGAATTGTTTGCTCAATGCATTCATAGCATCTCCCCTACGTCGATATCATCTGTGGCTGGCGCATACTGTTTTGCACTCCCCCAAGCACTGTTTACGTCTCGTGCTGGTGCAGTTTTCACTGATGAGTTTTGTTTCTTGGGTTTTGTCGGTTTTGCGAATTCCTGAATCAACCATGTTGCAAATTTTCTAATGCGCTGGTTTTCAGTGAGGTCGATTTTGTTTTCCCAGTGCGCGTTGAAGTTGCCAAGATGAAATTCATAATTTGGCATTTCTAAAACTTGCTCAGCTTGTGCTCCCACCTGTGACGTTCTAAGAACATTCAGCAAAAGTTCACGATTTGGTTTCCAAGATTCTTCTGCCGCTGAAAAATTTTCTGCCGCGGGTGGTGTGTGTGTATTATCCTGTTCCTGTTCCTGTTCCTGTTCCTGTTCCTGGCTTCGAAGGGGCTTTGAAGGGGCTTTGAAGGGGTTATTTATTTTGGCGTTTTCGCCACGCTTTTGGGTCATACAAAATGCTTGGGCATATTTATCGAAAAAGCTTGACAAATAAGGGCTTGACGGCAATGAGTCATACTCTTTTTGCACATTCTTACAGCGGTTGTCAGCTGGCTTTAATGACTCGGCTACTTGAAAACGCGCCATCTCGTGCACCCATACCGTCTCTGTTGCTTCGTCATAGCTGCAAAACCCCGCTTCACAGGCACTTTGAAGCCCCTTTGAAGCCCCTTCAAAGCCTAGTCCAGTTTCATGAGCAATGTATAAAAGGGGCATGTAATACAAGCCAAGCATATTTGCGTGAGGACTTGTCATTAAATACATAGCGACAATTAAGCCTTCAGGTGTTTGACGAAGCTTTTTACCCGTAATCCCCGTCCAGAAATGTGGTGAGACTTTCCCATAGTCACGCATGGTTATTTATCTCCTTTGAAGGGGGTTCGAAGGGGCTTTGAAGAGGTGATAGCAATCATTAATTTCCCCTTTCAAGCTTCACTAATCCGCGCATTTCCAACTGACGAATAATTCTTGGTGGAATAAATTCGTTGTTGATTTTGTAGCGAGTACGGGACTTTTCCTTTACCTGAATCAGCTTGTGTCCATTTTCCATAAGGCGACGAACCGTAATAGCTTGCCCCCCCATATGGGTTAATTCTTCAAGTTGATAAAATCTTTCCTGAGCTTCAATAGCTGCATTCATAACCGAAAGTGGCATTGCTGCTAATTCTTTGGCTGAATAGATCTTTACCGGTTGCTCAAGCGGAATAACCACCTCTAACGGTGTGGTGGAAACGGATATATCCTGTTTTCTTCTTGCTGCATATCTCATTTTTCACCACCCTTTGGCTTGATATAGCCACCAAAAGAATCAACCAAACACGCCTTGGTTAAGCTGGTTACAATCTGCTGAGCTAACCACTGCGTTATGCGAAATTGACGAGCCATAGCCTCTGAAAACTCAACCTTGGTCACCGCTGCATTATTTTCGTCATAACCCTTATTGCGTAAGTTTTGCTTTTTCAATTCAAATAATTGGCCAAGTACTCGCAATGCAGGCTCATAAAAAGATTGGATTTCACTTTGCTGACGAGAATCTTTGATTTGCTGTGTAAAGCTATTCATGGCACCTCCGCTAATGCTTGCTCAGCGCTTGTTAGTCGGCGTTTGGCATTAAGTTCTGCGACTGTTGCTGGGCGGATGTGATTTTTGAGAACTGGTCCGCAAGCACCAGAAGATATAATTTTTACTCTGAGTAAATCATTCGTGTATTTATGCTCAATAACTTCCAGCAGATAATCTTTAGAACCATCAGGGGTAAGTACAACCACATCACCTGGTAAAAAATCTTGCTGATTGTGTTTTGTTGGTTGATTTGATAAATTAGTTTGCATATTCATTGGTTCCTAAATTGATGAATTAACTAAGCCTGATTTCCGAGATCAGGCTTTTTTAATATCCAAGCTTTTCTTTTTGACCACTTATTTCGTCATGAAATAAGTCATCCACCGTTTCTATACGGTTCATCCAACTCTTAGACATAACTAAAAGTGCAGCTACACGTTCTTTATCAATGCTTTGATAATCTTTAGGAACGACTTTTAATCCAAGCAAACTCAATAGCTCGCAAAACATTTCAATCTCATTCAAGCCATTGTTTTTCTTGTCTGTTTTAAGTCGTGTAATAGTGCTTGGATCAACCTTTAAATGTTCAGCAATCTCTTTTTGATTGCTTATATCAAGGCCATGCAATATACGAGAGGCGTCATTTCTGGCACTTGCAGATATATCAACGGATAATTTGCTCATGGTGATTCCTAGGTGGTTGCATTAGTTCGCTTAATTGGCTCCTTACCATTAGCTAAGTCTCTGATCTGGTATTCACGAGCTAATGGGATTTTTTCATCTGACCACTGGTACACAGCAGGAGGTTCAATCCCTAATAATTTTGCTAAACCAACACCATTTACACCAAGCAACTCAAAAGCTTCTTGTTTGGTCATTTGTTCAACCTCAAAAATAAGATTTCTTAGTATTAAAACAAAGATAACTTATTTTTGCAAGATGTAAGATAACTTATATGAAGAATCTAGAAACTATGGGTCAGCGTATTCGCGCCTTAAGAAGAGAAAAGAAATTAACCCAAGGCGAGTTGGCAAAAATCGCTGGGGTTAGTGCGCCTAATGTTACTGGTTGGGAGAAAGATGCTTATGCTCCTAAAGCAGACCCATTAAGCAAAATGGCCGCTTATTTCGGAGTGTCGACTTCGTATATAACTAATGGAGATGAAAGCGGTCCCAAGTTGGATAGCACTGTTGCACAATTGAAAGTTCTTGATATTGAAGCATTTAAGCAGAAGTACAATATTCCAGATAGTGAAGATGCTGTTAAGTTTGTTCAAGCGCCAGCTAAGCCTTTCCCTATTCAAAAAAGATACGTTCCTGTAAAAGCCTATTCAAAGATGGGAATGGATGGGTATTTCACGGATATGGGATACGATGGAAATGCTGGGGATGGCTATGTTCCAACTCATACAGCAGGTCCACGAGCCTATGGCATTAAAGGCACTGGCGACTCAATGTTTCCAGCAATTCGTAATGGTTGGTATGTTGTATGCGACCCTGATGCAGAACTCGTGCCGAATGAGTTTGTTCAGGTGTGCCTGAAGGATGGAAGATGCACAATTAAAGAATTTGTTGGCATAAATGGCGGGGTTTTAAGCTTGCTTTCTGTAAATGGTGGTGAGCGATTTTTCTTTGAAATGGATGAAGTTGAAAGTATTACTGCCATTACAGATATTGTTCCACCAAGTCAGCATAGACAAGAACATCCATATTCACATTAATTACAGGACAAGCTATGGACAACTCAAAACTACCAATTAATCAAATTATTGCCCGTATTAATGATGCTGCAAAAAATGGTGAGTCGATGGTTCTAACTGCTGAAGAAGTGAGAATCCTTTCTAAAGATATCGGCGATAAGGTCTTTATTCCTGTACTTACGAATGAACAAGTCGTTCAGTTGGTAAAAGAAGGAAAACTGGGGCAGAAAATTAATAACACCAAAGATTAATAAACTGTGAACCCGACACAGTACTTTATAACGGTTCGGGAGGGGTAACAATGAGCAAAACAATAGTTAAAGAAAAAACAGTTCACTATAAGAAAGTGGATTTTTTAAAAGGTGCCAATTTAGGTCACTTGCTAAAGACGCAGCTACTTGATAAAGATTCTTTTTATTATAAGGCTAGGAATCGGCAACAATATGTTTCTGCAACTAAAGATGATTTTATTTTAATAAATCACGCTAGTTCACACCAAAGTATGTTTTTCGGTGAGCTAATTATTGTTGAGTCTGGAAAAGCTCAGGCCGTATTGAAGATTGATAGTGATGAAGCCACAGAATTTCCAATTAAAACCTACTTAACTGAAGATCTGCCAGATGACGAGGAAGAGTCATCAGAGGTTGCTCGTAAAGAATTTATTGATAGCGTTTTATATTTTGGTGTCATTGATAATCATGTGGCTATAATTCAGTCTCGGTCATTAACTGCCAGAACACTAGAATCATATTTGGGTTGGCTTTTGGGAGAAGCAGCCAAAGCTCTCCCAGAGAACAGCGCCTTAATTTTAAAGGATGCTCCAAACCCAGCAATCAAACAAAAGCTTGAATCTACTCCAGCAAAAACAATCTCAATCTCATCTGGGATTGGTTCAACCGAACTTCAACCCATTCATTCAATTGAATCAAATATTCCAGCCAAAATTGACTACAAAATAGAAGATAATGTTGTAGATGTTTTGAAAACGGCGTTTGGTGTAAATTTAGAAGAATTAAAGCTTGAGGATGGGTTGGATGATGCTAATCTTAAGCTGAAATTAACTCTAACTTATAACCGACGCACATCAAAAAGCGGACAAAAAGTTATTGATACAGTAGCTTCATCTATGAGACATAATGATGACTATGTTATTACTCTAGAAGATGGAACAAAGGTTACTGCTGATAATTTAAAAATGAGTGGAAAGATTTCCGTTGAAACGATTAATAATAAAGTTTATAACGATGGGCTTAAAGTTCAGTTGTATAATTGGATGACCACCAATATTAATTTTGGCGATTAAATATGGCTAAACGCTACTTACCGTTCTATAACAACGCTAGATTTATTGCGCTAGTGTTAGTAGCCTTTTTTGTCATTTTTTCAATATCTTTCAGATATTTGGATTTAAATATCAGTATTAGCTTAACCCAATTTTCGTTTGTTTTGCTTTTGCCCTTAAGTCAAATTTATTTAGCCTATAAGGGCATGCTAGATGCACTCAAACTTGATGGATTAAGTCAGTCTGAGAGAGACAGATTAACTTCAACAGTAGATATACGAAGTAAGTCGTCCTTATATGTAGCTATTCTTTTTATTGTTATTGTTTTTAGTATATTTGTCCTAAATTCAATAAGTTTACTTACTGAAAAGCATTTGTTGGCTTTAATCCTATCAATCGGGCTTTCTTCAATTGTTAGCTTTTTTTTGGCTTGGAGTGATTTAAGAGAAATCTCAATGTTGGAAAAAACTCTTAAAGCACGTAAAGAATCAAGGGAAGCTAAGGCAAAGGTACTAAACAATAAATAAATTTTAACGATTTATTATCATCCAACCCACCCAGTGTGGGTTTTATTTTGTCTATTAAAACATAAAAATAAGATTTCTTAAATCAGAATAAGATTTCTTATTGACAATAAAACTAAGTTTTCTTATATTTATTTCATGAACAGCAAAAAGCCCTGACAACTTTCCACGGCAATCAGGGCTTTCCACTTAGACGAGGTCAATTATGAACGTAAAAGCTTTTTCAAACAAGCACAAGGTAACTGGAGTTACAGCAATTGCTGTACTTGTAGCATTGGGGTCTTGTGAATATCGAACTGCTAATTCTAGCGTCCCTTCTAATTATTCATATGAAAGCGAGCAAGTAGTTGCTTCTGAATATGAACTTCTAGCTGTTAAGAAAACAGGTGAAAAATCCGGTGAAGGCATTATCCGCATTGACGGCTTTAAATTAAACGTAAGCTTTGATTTTGACGGCGTAGCAGATAGCTACGGTGTAGCAGGTTCAGATTTTACAGCAGCTGAAATTACCAACTTGGCCATTGAGTCGGTAACAGACTTAAGCGGCAAACCTTGGAATGATTTCACCAATCATGACGACCATAAAAACATAAATATTTTATTGGCTGGCTATATAGACCGTAATAAATGGTTGGAGGCAGCCTAATGAAAGATTATAACTGCCCTACTTGCAACAAGATGATTCCTGTTGATCGCTCAGCAATCAAAGCTGGTGATACGGTTTCTTTTTGCAAAACTACTCAAGCATCTAAATCCGCTCGTTTTTCGACTAAGGAAGGAATTGTCGATTGCCGTGAAGGAGATGTTGTTTTAGTTAAATATCGCAAAGAACTTATTCCTTTAAATATTAAGGACGTCTCACCTGTTGATGCGCCAAGCCCGCTCACCTATGCCTTTGTTGGCACATGTGAATGTGAGGAGGCTAACCATGTCTAATTTCAAAAAACACCCTGACGGCTACAAGTCTTATTTGGGTCGTGATGATAAGGGCCTCTACTCTGTTCGCATTGGCTGGCAAGTGTACGCATCTAATGCTAATGGCTCAGTTCTTTACAAAGTTAAAGACGGAGTTAAGACGCCTTTAAATGTGTCTAAGTTCCAAACTGAATATCCGAAAGTTTGGAATGAACTCACACAAGAAATCGATTTTCAACGCAGAAAGCAGCTCGCTATAAAACTGCGTGAAACAAATATCCCTACTTATGACCGCAAGGCTTATAAAACTAAGCGCGGCTTCACTGGCTCAAGATAAGGATAATAAAATGGCTCTACCGATTATTACTGCTGACCAAACTTTATTGGTTCAAGCAATTATTGTGTACCTATACGCTGATCCGGGTTTAGGTAAATCATCGATGGGCTTTACTGCGGAAAAAGCAATTTCTTTTGACTTTGACCGTGGTGCTCACCGTACTGGTGAATTACGGCGCGGTGCTGTTGTACAGGTTCAACAATGGAATGACGTTGCCAACCTTACTCCACAAGACTTGGCACCTTATAAAACTATTGTTCTTGATACTGTGGGCGCAATGCTTGAGTGCATTAAAACCCATCTATTGCTTACAGCTAATAATCGCCAAAAAGATGGCTCATTAAAGTTAAAAGCTCAAGGTTTAGCGAATCAAACATTTAAGCAATACATCAATACTTTGATCAGTCTTGGCAAGGATATTGTTTTTATTGCTCACGCTTCAGAAGATCAAAACGGCGATCAGATTATTTACCGACCAGATCTAGGCGGTAAAAACCGTAATGAGCTTTACCGTATTGCAGACATTATGGGTTATCTAACAACTGTTACAACTGGTGAAGGTAAAAATGCCCGCGTCATTAGTTTTAAACCTTCTCCTACCCACCATGCGAAAAACTCAGGTGCATTAGGTGGTGAAACTGGTGAAGTATGGGTACCAGATCTAAAAGATAATCCAACTTTCTTAGCTGACCTGATCACCCAAGCTAAGGAACATATCAACACATTAACACCGGCACAACTTGCCGCTGCTAAAGCACAGGAAGAGTTAGAAAACTGGAAACAAAGCTGTGAAGAAGCTGAGCATGCAGGTGATTTAAATCAATTAACTGAATCGCTTGATAAAGAGCACATGTATTACCAAAACATGCGCCAAGCAATGTTAATGCGAGCTAAAGCATTGAATTGCACATTTGATAAAGAACGCAATTCTTGGATTAGCCCACCTGAATTTAATGGCATTACAGACGAACAAAGAGATGAGCTTCAGAACTTCATAGCTGAACGCGGCCTCGATGTAAAAACAGTTTGTGAGCATTTCGGTATTGATGCCCTCATCCAAATTGAAGCGGCAAAGCTACCAGTAGTTAAACAAGATATTGAAACATTGGCTAAAACGGGGATGACAGCATGAAAGAACGTTGTGAATGGACAGTTAGAGTTCAAAGTACACCAGGCTTTTACGCCCAGTATGAAGGCAATGTAAAAGTTTGGGCTGACGAAGATTCAGATGAAGACACCCTCTTTCGTGCAGCAGTAAAAGAACTTGGCCGAGGCGCTTTTTTTGATCGTAAGCACCTAAGTTTTTGGAAATTAGTTTCAGTTAATAAAGGATAAGAACATGACAAATTTAATTACTGCTCAAGAAGCATTTGCAGCTCTTCAAAAAGGTAAAACTGTTCTTTGTCGCCCCATTGGTGACATGTTGGACTTTTCGGATTTAGATCAGTTTCCTGCTTCTGTATTTGGTAAACCAGGTTTTGAATTCTGCATCAAGGCCGAATTGATGGAGTTAGCAGGTATTCAATTTACAAAACCCTTAGTGCCACATGAAGTTGAGGATGATCAAGAGATTTTTATTGTCACACCAACTCGAGTTTTAAGAACTAAATTTCATCCTGAAAATAGCGAAATTTTTTATAGCGTAATGAATGGTTTTGCTCAGGCAGATGCAGAAAATGCAGTGCTTCAACTGAAAGCCTTAGGTGCAACATTTGGTCAAGCTATCGACTATGTTGAAGTTGAAGATGGTTTTAATGAGAAGCCTAAAAAACAGCGAGGCAAAAAAGAGCCACAAGTTAAAACTGAACAGACAGAAATTACAGAAAAGACTTCTGAAGTTATTGCCGAAGCTAAACAGCCCACAATTGTTATTACTGAACAAACTAATGTCACTACTTCTGAGGATGCACTAGCTCCAATAGTTAATGAACCTAAAGAAGATCCAGAATATCAGAAGAAACTTGATACCCTGCTGCAACGAGTTAAGGACTCAAAAACACCAGACGAAGTAAATGCAGTTTATCGATATACACGCACTTGGTCTGATAAACAAATGGAGCCTTTGCTACTTGCAACTCACAAACGTCTTGAAGAGCTAGAAAAATCTAAGGCGCAAGCAACTGAACCACCTTCACTAATGGTTCAGATCCAAAATGCACCTGACCTTACTACATTGGATGCACTGGAAATAGATGTGGCTGCCCGCGATCCACAAATTCAACCAAGATTGATGGACTTCGTTAAAAAGCGCCGCTTTGAATTAGAAAATCCTGCTCAAAACGAACCTGACTATTTACTGGAGGAACCTTTCTAATGTCGAAACAGACTACTCCAGATTTTCTATTCGAACCTAAGCTGCTGCCTCAGCAGCTTTTCGAAAAGTTCATAGTGTTCAACGTTAATGCTGGGTATCGCGGTAAAGGAACACCACACGGCGTAAACCTTATTAAAGGCAACAAAGCTACTCTCTCTTTGAACAACGAAGGTGTGATGAACAAAGCAGCTCAAGAGCGTTACAAGTTAATGCTTTTGAAGTATTTCAAAGAAGGCCGCTCAGCAATGGATGAGCTGGATCATGAAGTTAAACGTATTTATAGAATGGTGGCGTGAATGGTTGATTTAAAAACTAAACAAGAATTTTGGTCAGAACAATTGCCAATTTTTAAAGAAAAATATTGGATTCCTGATCATTTAGAAGTACTGGAATTTGATATGAATGACGGATGTTTTGATATTACTGAAGGTGTCAAAACTGATCTAAGTGAAGAAGACCTTTATGATATTTACCATCGTGTAAATAGTGGTTGGGCAATGTGGAAAAAAGCCGTTACTTTCATGAAAGACCAAGCTCAGGCGGTGCCAGATACTCATATGGTTTTACCAAAAGTTGCAGACAAGCAAATGATTAATGCAGGTTACGAGGCACATGATGGTTTTTATACCAATGGGCAAGTACAAGATGTTTATCAGGCAATGGTTAAAGCAAGCGAATCGGGAGCTAAAAGATGATTAATCAATTAAAACCAACTGAGATCATCCGGGATGAAATGGGTTGTTGGGCACATCCCGATTATCTCAAATATATAAATGATAACCACGCTGACCAAGAATGGTTGAGCCAAAGCGAATGGGATCAACTAAAAAAGCACTTCAATATTGTGACCACTAGACTTTATCTAGAAGGAAGTGTTTCAGAAGATTTATTTGAAGAGATTATGGATTCTGCTGATTTGTCGAAGTGGGATCCGATTGCGCCACATGGGTTTTTCTTAATAGATATCGGCTTTACCGAAGATGGTGCAGAAGCTTTGTTTGCAAAAGAGAAACAAGTAGAGGGAGCTGAGGGATGAGTGAATTAAAAGTTAAAACATGTGAATTTTGTGATGATGGAAATGGTGAATGCATCTTCCCCTATTACGGTCTTGCTCCTCATATTCACACCAAACCAATTGGCGGCACGGTATTTCTTGATGAGTCATTTCCTGAAAACTTTAGTCCTGATGGGGATGGTTTAGGTATGTATACACATTGTCTTAATTGTGGAGGTGACGGCACGTTTGAAGGCACTCAATTAGAAGTTAAAGCGGAAAGTAAGGAGGGGTGAAATGACAGCAATTGCAAATATCGGTAGTAACTTTGTAGTAGCACTGCCACCTTCAGAGATATGGCTTAATGACTTACAAGCAGCAGAGTTTTTAGGCTATAAAGATGTTCATTTTAAGGCGGCAGTTTGCTGCCAACCAAACTTCCCTAAGCCGCGCTTTGTTATTAAGTGCGGTCAAGGGAGACGCTGGAACTTAGCAGAAATATCAAACTGGTTAAGAGAACAGTCTGATGATGAACCAAAAAGAGGACGACCACGCAAACGGGGCTAATCTAGCCTCGTTGCAATTTCGCTTGCAGTAGCATTGTAGTAAATCATTAAGCTTCTTAAATCTTTATGCCCAATCATTCTAGCTAAGTCTAAAACTTCTAATTTCCTTGCAAGTCGTGTACATGCTTCATGCCGGGTATCATGAAAGTGCAAGTCAGTAATTTGACATCTATCTCGTAATTTACGCCATAGCGTATCAAAGCTTTGAGAATTACAAGTAAACACCTGTTTTCTATCTAAGCCTTTTAATAATGTCAGCAATTCAACTGCTCGTTTAGATAAAGGTACATTTCGTTTAGTACCGTTCTTTGTTTCAGTCAAAACAAGATATCTATCTTTTAAATAAACGCGATCCCAAGTTAAGCCAACAATCTCACCAGCACGCATTGCAGTTTCAATTGCAAACAGGAAAGCAATAATTATTTGCTGAGTTGAATTGACAGGGACATTATTATCCCAATTTGCAGCAAGACATAATCTATCAATTTCATCCTGAGCTATTCGTCTATCCCGGTGCTTTGATGGTGGCGGCAAAGTTAAGTCAGCCATTGGAGACTCTTTTATCCACTTCCATTCTTTTCGAGCAACAGTAAATAAAGAAGCCAAGATATTAGCTTCACGACGAACTGTAGCGCCCTGCACTTCTTTTAACCGGGAGTCGCGCCATTGAACTAAATCATCTGTAGTGACTTTGGCTAATTGTTTTTGACATAACTTTTTATACTCACGTTTAAAGAAAGCCATTCGTTTGACTTCATTTTCATGAGTTTTCTTTTTTATGCTTACTTCATTTAAATAGCGTTCTATAGCTTCTAAAAATGAATGGTCAGGAAGTTTACCATGCGATTGTTCGCGTAATTGAGTCTCACGTTTTGAGGCCCAAGCTCTTGCTTGTGCTTTTGTATCAAAGGTTGCACTTTCGCGAATTCCGTTTACACTTATCTCGGCTCGCCATGTATCGTTGCGTTGTCTAAATGAAGCCAT